GGTAATGGTTTACCACTTTGTAACCAGTCAACCATTTGTTCCATATAAAATGCTTCGTCTTCTTTACCTTCTTCATTTAATAGTTTAGCAGCAGTCTTAAAAAACTTATAGACTTGCATATCGCCGTTTCTATCTAACTTCTTTTCTTTTTTACCTGGTCTTTGATTACTCATCTTTAAACCTATCGTTGATACCTGTTGATAACTCACCTAACTCGTCATTTCTACAAGCAAAGATTAATACTTTTCTTTTGTTTTGTTTTAAATTCTTAAATGACTTTACAGCGTCTTTGTAAGATTTAAAGTAATGTCTTTTCCAATCTGATTTACCCATATACTCCATAACTTTGTAGTATTCAATTTTTTGTAAAACATATTCCTCTCTACTGTTTCTTAATGTACTAGGACCAAATGGCATTACTTGTCTTCCTCATATCCTGTCACACCCATTACTTGCACTGATTCTGTTGCGTGTGCTGTGTTTACTTCATCTAAAAAACTTGTATCATATTTCATTGATTCATTTTTTAAATATTCATCAACTGCTTTTATATCACTTTCATACTCAGCAATCTTTGTGTCAATAAGTTTCATTGTTTTGTTATCAACATTTTCACCTAGTGATTTTTTGATTTCTTTTAAATCGTCAAGTGGTCTTAATAAATCGTGCATTACTTACCTCTCAATTTGTTAATAAAGTTTTGTATATCTCTTATAAAAGAACCAAATACTAAACTTAAATATAAGTATAACTCACCTGAATATGCAACTGCAACAGCAGTCATCATTATAATTAATATTAATAGTATCCATTCCATATTACTTACCTCTTGCTAAATCTGCTTCTAATTGTATCATTGTATCTACTGCGTCTGGCATTACTTCATCAGCATACTCGTCAATCTCAACATTACCGTCTTCTTCAGCGTGTTCATCATCTTCAGCATATAACACTTTACCCATATACTCTGTACTATCACTTTCTGTATAGTTGGCATCTACCATATGAGTTTCAACACCATTTTTAGTAACTGTTATTTCAGGATTAATTAGTGAGTGATCTATACCACCGTCATCTAAAAACTTTTGATCGGCCTCATCTTTGTCTTTTGCCAATACCTCTTGTTCAACAACAAGTGTGTAGTAAGTTTTCTTTCTATATAAATTTTTGTTTACATCTTTATCTGTGTAAACAATACTTGTATCAATAGTCATATTAGTCCTCCTTTGTTACTGTTTATCTTCACTACTCATCAATAAAACGATATAGTGAATTGCTTTTAATAAATCTTTTCTATTTTTACCGTCTTTTTTTCCATATCTACAAAGATACTTAATCGCATTTGCTTGACAGAAGTCCTTATCTATATCAAGTTGTCTTAACATATCTTGTACTTGGAAACCATCTTTAGTAGTTGAATAATGTTGGTTATAAGTATTACCAATATATTCTTTTACTTCATCTAATATTTTGTCTTCATTATATTTCATTAGTTTACCTTTTTATCGTTATAGTGTTTTACGTGTTTATAAGTTTTCTTTTTATCAAAATCTTTTCTTAAAGATTGTCTATCCCATTGTTGACCATAATCATTGAATAACATTTTATCGTTTTGAGCAGTTTCACCAAACACATCTTCATAAGTTTGGTAGTATTGTTTTTCATTAATTAATTCTACTTTAGAAACTTTTGCGTAATTGGTTGCAGTTTCTTTGTAATTCCAATCTAAAAATTTTACAATCTTTAATTTAACTTTATCTGTAAATATTTTTTTAAATTTATTTGGTACATTTCTATACACAGTTTCGTATGCATAAAAGAAATCACCAGGATTTTCTGGATCCATATATTCTCTTAAATAACAAACATTAAAAGTTTCACCTTCTATGTGATCTTTCACAGGTTTACCTTCAAAATAAATGTTATCTAACTTACCCATTGATCGCCTCATAAATTACTTCACCAACAGTGTCTTCATTGATACCTAACATTGATACGTTCTCAACATTCAAAATTTCTTTTTCTGCTTTGACTTCATCAATATTACCACCTTTTAGTGATTTTAATATTTGATCTACCATATTTTCCGCTGTTTCTTCAGCCCATTGTTTTACTTTTGACATAGTGTTTTCTCCTTTGTTATAATAATAATATCATATTTTAAGTTATTTGTCAACATATATTTTGAACTATTTTGGTTGATTAATAACATTTTTTTCTTCATATACTACTATAATATAGGGAAAATAGCCATTAGTCAAGGACTATTTTGCGTTGATTTTACTAGGTTTTTTGGGGTAAATGTTCTTATTTTGTTCTATTTTACTACTTCCACAGGTCAATTACCCACGATTCTTTCGAATCACTAGGGTTAGGACTACCGTGAAATACACATACTTTGGCGTTGGGGTCTTGTTCAAATGTCCATTTTGTACTATGGAATCTCTCACCTTTACGATTAAACCACTTATATGATTGTGTCCACGAATCAGGAAACGAGATTGTGTCTTTATGTTTCTTTATTAACGCAGTTATGATATTTTGATCGCCAGGCATTCCACGATACTCTGTACGATTTTTCATATAAGGTTCCCATATCAATTTACTTGTAGTTTCATTATTAAACTTCATTATACTTGAATTGAATTGACCACTTGATGGGTTAAAATCATTCATACCGACAAAGTTGTGATCTTCGCCGTGTGTTAAAAAACAATCTATGTTTTTCATTATTACCACATCTAAATCCATATATAAAGTATTACCTTCAAGTTTACTATCAGGACTAAACAATTGTAACTTATTAAACCAACCCTCAAAGTCGTGTCTTTTAAATTGACGCCACTCTATGTCTTTGGTTTTAAATTCTTTTCTTCTATGGATAACTGTACTATCTGTAAAACAAATAAACTTATGTGGTAAAGTAAGATTTCTCTTTACCATATTATAAAGGACTTCTACATATTTAAAAATATATTTGTCGCCATAATAAACACATACAAAATTCATACACCTAACCAATTGATAGTTGCTCTTATCGCTAATATCATATAAAATAACTCCATCAACATTCTAGGATAGTCTTTATCTTTAAAACCATACCATACCCATATTAAACAAGAAGTACAAGCTAATGACCAACCAACCCATTGAGTTGATAAGTTAGCATTAGATAATATATATGCACTTAAAATTGCTAAACCAAATCCTATCCAACGACCACCTTTTATATCTTTATAGTATCTAATTTTCATATTGGACCTTAAGAGTTTCATATGCGATACCTTTCTCTATTTCTGGTATTGTAAATTGATGTTCTGTGATATAATTTAACCACTCGGTAATTGTCTTTCTACCTGGTCTCAATGGTTTATTTATCTTATTCAACTGACGAGAAGCGACTGGCGCAGCAATGTTTTTTGCTGGACATATCACTGGTACTTTATTCATTATCGCATCTATTGATGATAAACTCATATCTGTTACTAAACAATGTGCGTCTTTTAATTGATCTCTTATATCTGTTTCCCACCATTCATTTCCAGGTCTTGGTTTGTTTCTAACAATAACTTCCATATCTGTATACTTTTTAATCTCACCTACAACATTATATAACCATACGTCTTGCGTTATACCGTGAAAGTGATAAGTGACAGTGGGTGATGATGGACAAACTAATATGTGTTTTGTTTCTTCTGTTTGCCAACCTTTAAAGTGAGTATCTATTCCTTGTTCTTCTAACTTTCTTAATCTATGACCTTTGCCAATCTTACCTTTATTGGTGTGATGACTTCCTTTACATATTCTAAAATATGTTTTATCTATGTTATTAATCTTTGGTATTGGGTATCTTGTTATTTGTTCTGTTAAATAACCTACATCTACATACCACCATTCTTCACCTTTTTTTATAACCTCCTCCATCTCCTGAATATTCTTTCCACCAAGACCCCAAAAAAAGTGAATAGGTCTATCTTCATCTTTCCAACCCTTTTCAATCGCAGGCCATAACTGCCAAGATAAACATTCTTTCCAATTTAGTTTGTGTGTTATAATCATATTGTAAATAAGAAATCACCATCTGTAATATGTGGTATCTTTTGTGCTTCTAAAGCTTCATTTATATTATTAACTTGTTTTAAACC